AGCGGATTTGTTGGTCAGGTAGCGGTAGAGGGCGCGTCTGCCGTCGCTGTTACCGGTGTAGCGGCCAGTGCCCTTGTCGGCCAAGTAACGGTGGACACCGCAGGCTCTGTTGACGTTTTTGTTACCGGGGTGCAGGCCAACGCATTTGTTGGCCAAGTGACGGTTGAGGGTGCGGCAGTCGCCGACGTTACTGGTGTAGAGGCGGCAGCAGCCGTTGGCCAGGTAACGGTTGACTTGGCAACAGACGTCGCTGTTACTGGTGTTGAGGCAGCAGCAGCTGTCGGCCAGGCGGCCGTACAAGCAGCAGCAGCCGTGGCCGTTACAGGAGCGTCGGCAGCAGCTCTCGTTGGTTCAGTAGCAGTGGCAGGAAGCGCAAGCACCGCCGTCACTGGAGTTGAGGCAGCCGCCGCCGTTGGCCAAGTAACGGTAGATGCTGCTGCTGTAGTAACCGTCACGGGCGTACAGGCTACAGGCGCTGTTGGCCAAGTAGTAACACAAGGCACCGCATCTGTGGCCCTCACGGGCGTGCAGGCGACAGGCGCCGTAGGACAAATTGTTTTTGTAAGTGTGGCAGTTCAAGTGATTGGGGTACAGGCAACGGGGCTGGTTTCAAGTGCACTTGTTTGGGGAGCTATCGACGACAACAACACTGTTACATGGGGCCCTGTAAACGACAACAACACTGTTACATGGGGCCCTGTAAACGACACTAACGCCGTTGTATGGGCTACAATTCCCACATAAGGACGCATTATGGCAAGCACCTTCTCAGACCTGAAGTTTGAGCTCATTGGCACTGGAGACCAGGCAGGCAATTGGGGGCAAACTACCAATGACAACATTGGCACGGCCATTGAACAGGCCATCACAGGCCTTGGCAATCCTGTCTTCACGACAGATGCAGACCTGACGATCGGGCTTACTGACACTGTTGCGCTTCAGACAGCGCGGGCCTTGGTCCTTAACGTTACATCCACAGGCAGTTTAACCGCGACACGTGAGCTGATTGTCCCGACAATTGAGAAACAGTACATTGTTCAGAACAACACAACAGGCGCTCAAAGCATTACGGTAAAGACGGCTGCAGGAACGGGCATCACGGTCCCTAACGGCAGCAAGATGCACCTGTACGTGGACGGGGTAAACGTCGTGCAGGCGGTGTCGTACTTTAATGCTCCAACAATCACCAACCTTGTTTTTGACGGCGACTACACCGAAGAGGTGTTTACCATTACCGATGGTGCATCGGTTGATCTTGATCCGTCCAACGGCACCGTGCAAGTGTGGACATTGGGGGCTAATCGCAGCCCTACAGCCACGGGCTTTGCTTCGGGTCAGTCCATGACCTTGCTAATTGACGACGGCGCAGCTTACGCAATCACCTGGCCAAGTGTGTCATGGAAGACTAATGCCGGGGTAGCGCCCACGCTAAACACAGCAAGTGTGACTGTTATTCAGCTGTGGAAAGTCAGCACCGTCCTGTACGGCGCTCGAGTGGGGGACGCCTAATGCTTGCCACAAAGGTTAGGGCGTCCACTGCGGGGGGCCCCGGGCCCTCCCCTGCCCCAAAGGCGTTGGTAGTAGCTAACGCTGTGTTCCCTTATATCACGGCCTACTCTTGGGGCTCAAGTGGGTTTCTTGGAACGTACTCAATTCCTGCAACGCCTCCAACGGGCACTGGTCGCGGGGTAGCGTTCAGCCCTGATGAAGCAAACATTGCGGTGGCCCACACCACAACTCCTTACATAACCGCTTATCCATGGTCAGGCTCTGGTTTTGGCACGAAGTATGCCAATCCTGCAACGCTTCCAGCAGGCAATGGCAACGGGGTAGCGTTCAGCTCTGATGGAGCAAACATTGCGGTGGTCCACAGCATTACTCCTTTTATAGCCGCTTATCCATGGTCAGGCTCTGGTTTTGGCACGAAGTATGCCAATCCTGCAACGCTTCCCGCAAGTACTAGCAACGGTGTAGCGTTCAGCCCTGCGGGAGACGCTATTGCGGTGGCCCACCTCACAACCCCTTTTATAACCGCCTATCCATGGTCAGGCTCTGGTTTTGGCACGAAGTATGCCAATCCTGCAACGCTTCCCGCAAGTACTGGCAACGGGGTAGCGTTCAGCCCTGCGGGAGACGCTATTGCGGTGGCCCACAACGTTACTCCTTACATAACCGCTTATCCATGGTCAGGCTCTGGTTTTGGAACGAAGTATGCCAATCCTGCAACGCTTCCAGCAGGCATTGGCTTCGGGGTGGCGTTCAGCCCTGCGGGAGACGCTATTGCGGTGGGCCACAGCACTACTCCTTTTATAACCGCTTATCCATGGTCGGGCGCAGGTTTTGGAACGAAGTATGCTGATCCTGCAACGTTGCCAACAGGGCAAGGCAACGGTGTAGCTTTTAGTCCTGATGGAGCAAACATTGCGGTGGCCCACAGCACTACTCCTTTTATAACCGCCTATCCATGGTCGGGCTCAGGTTTTGGGACGAAGTATAATAATTCTTCAACACTTCCACCAAACACTGGCTTCAGCGCAAAGTGGAATACTGTAGGCGATGTAAAGTACCCGCAGTACCTAGCGGTGGCCCACTTCACAACTCCTTACATAACCGCTTATCCATGGTCGGGCGCAGGTTTTGGCACGAAGTATGCCGATCCTGCCACTCTTCCAACGGGCACTGGCACCGGGGTGGCGTTCAGCCCTGCGGGAGACGCTATTGCGGTTACGCACGGCGTCTCTCCTTTAATAACCGCCTATCCATGGTCAGGCTCTGGTTTTGGCACGAAGTATGCCAATCCTGCAACGCTTCCCACAAATACTGGCAACGGTGTAGCGTTCAGCCCTGCGGGAGACGCTATTGCGGTGGCCCACAACACTACTCCTTACATAACCGCTTATCCATGGTCAGGCTCTGGTTTTGGCACGAAGTATGCCAATCCTGCAACGCTTCCAGCAGGCAATGGCTTCGGGGTGGCGTTCAGCCCTGATGGAGCAAACATTGCGGTGGCCCACACCACAACTCCTTTTATAGCCGCTTATCCATGGTCAGGCTCTGGTTTTGGCACGAAGTATGCCGATCCTGCCACTCTTCCAACGGGCACTGGCAACGAGGTGGCGTTCAGCCCTGCGGGAGACGCTATTGCGGTGGCCCACAACGTTACTCCTTACATAACCGCTTATCCATGGTCAGGCTCTGGTTTTGGCACGAAGTATGCCGATCCTGCCACTCTTCCAACGGGCATTGGCAACGGTGTAGCTTTTAGTCCTGATGGAGCAAACATTGCGGTGGCCCACAACACTACTCCTTACATAACCGCTTATCCATGGTCAGGCTCAGGTTTTGGAACGAAGTATGCCAATCCTGCAACGCTTCCCACAATTACTGGCAACGGTGTAGCGTTCAGCCCTGCGGGAGACGCTATTGCGGTGGCCCACAACACTACTCCTTACATAACCGCTTATCCATGGTCAGGCTCTGGTTTTGGAACGAGGTATGCCAATGCTGCAGCATTGCCAACAGGCAATGGCAACGGTGTAGCTTTTACACAAATCATCTCTTAAAAGGAAAATTATGGAAAACACACCACACACCCGCGAAGAAATCTTGACTGCATCTTTGGAGGCTCGCATTCAAGAGGTCATGCACTATCAAATCAACATTGACAACTACACTATCGCACTAGAAGAAATTGGCAACCTACCGCCGGACGAGCGGGCCGAGCTATCCGCTTTCACTGAACAACTGCGCACGCTGCTATCTTCTGAAAAGTTGGAGCAGAAGAAGGCCCGGATTATGCTCAACGTTATCAAACGCCAAGTCGCATGAAACTGTGTGTCGCCACCCCAATGTACGGCGGCAACTGCACGGCGGGCTATGCCTCGTCGTTGCTTAACCTCTCCAAGTTAATTAAGTTTGAACACAACTTTATTGCCAACGAGAGTTTGGTTACCCGCGCTCGGAACATGCTCACGCATGCCTTTCTTGAATCAGACTGCACCCACATGCTTTTTATTGATGCAGATGTGGCCTTTGACGCACACGGTGTGGTGAAGATGCTGGAGAGCGATAAGAACCTGATTGGCGGCTTGTATGCCAAGAAGCACATCGACTGGCAGCGCGTGTTCAACATGGCAAAGCAAGTAGATTCTGCGCAACAATTGGCAGCCAATGTTTATGACTACTACGTTAGGGGAAACGTGCAAATGGGCACGCAGGAGTGCGTGGAGGTCGAAAGCGTCGCCACGGGACTGATGTTGATAAAGCGCGATGTTTTTGCCGCCCTAAAATCGAGCACCCCTGCCAGCAAGCTTGGTTCGGCTGTCCTTGGGCAAATTTCAGCCCAAACTCTCGTGCATCACTACTTTGACACAGGCTTGGATGCCAAGACTGGCGAGTTTTTGTCCGAGGACTATGCTTTTTGTCAGAAGTGGAAAAGAGCTGGAGGAAAGGTTTACGCTGCTCCTTGGATTAAAACAATCCACATTGGAACTCATAATTTTGGGTAAGGAATAAAAATGCACGCACTCATTGAAAACGGGGCTGTCAAGCAGTATCCATACAGCATTGAGCAGTTGAAAAAAGCCAATCCTGCTACCAGCTTTCCAAAAAATCCTAGCGACACGCTGCTGGCATCGTTTGGCGTGGAACGTGTGTTTTTTTCTACGCAGCCCAGCCTAACTGACACGCAGGTCCTAGAAGAAGGTAGCCCAGTGTTTAGCACAGAAGACCAGCGCTGGACCCAAGTTTGGACGGTGCGTGACATGACCCCCGAGGAGATTTCAAGTCGGGAAGAGGGCCAAGCTTCCTCTGTCCGTGGACAGCGCGACAGCTTGCTGGTTCAATCAGACTGGACTCAGGGCAAGGACATCCCCGATAATGTCAGCAGCGCGTGGGCCGTGTACCGCCAGTCTTTGCGCGACATTCCAGGGCAAGCAGGTTTTCCTTGGGACATTAACTGGCCCGCGCAACCGGAGTAATCATCATGGCAAGTACTTTTTCAGCACTCAAGTTTGAACTCATTGGCAGCGGCGAACAGTCCAACACCTGGGGCAACACAACCAATACCAACATCGGTACGGCCATTGAGCAGGCCATTACGGGCCTAAGCAATCCGGTGTTCACGACGGACGCTACGTTGACCCTGACACTCACAGACCTGCTTGGCCCTGCTCTGCAGGTCCCGCGAGCCTTGGTCCTAAATGTCACGTCCACAGGCAGCTTGACCGCGACACGTGACATGGTGGTTCCGACGATCGAAAAGCAATACCTGGTCCACAACAACACGTCTGGGGGCCAGAGCATTGTTGTAAAAACGGCCGCAGGCACTGGGATCACCGTGCCCAATGGTGCAGAGATGCACCTGTACGTGAACGGGGTGAACGTGATAGATGCGGTCACGCATTTCAGCTCACTGACCCTTGGTGCGGCGCTGCCTGTCACAAGCGGCGGCACGGGCGTCACCAACCCTTCCTTGGTCCAGGGCACGGGCATTACGGTCAGTGGCACATGGCCAAACCAAACCGTCAGCTCCTCCGTTACCGGGGACGTTGTAGGGCCTGCCTCCGCCACTGACAGCGCTTTGGTCGCATTCAACGGCACCACGGGCAAACTGATCAAGCAAGCGGCAACCGTTTCTGTTGCGCAGGGTGGCACAGGCCTTACATCTGCAACGGCATACGGGGTTGTTTTTGCAGGGACCACGAGCACCGGAGCTTTCCAGGCTTCTGCCGGACCAGGGACCGCGACCCACGTTCTGACCAGCAATGGTGCAGGCGCGTTGCCCACGTTCCAAGCACTTCCCGCCGCTTCGAACCTCACTGGAGCGGTGACTTCGGTGGGCACTGTCACCTCCCTTGGGTCCTTTAGTTCCGCCGACCTGGCCGGAGCCTTGACAGATGAGACCGGCACTGGGGCAAACGTTTTTGCCAACAGCCCAACCCTGGTTACACCCAACTTGGGAACGCCTTCCACCCTTGTCGGCACGAACATCACCGGCACGGCCTCTGGCCTGACAGCGGGCAATGTGACGACAAACGCCAACCTGACAGGCGCGGTCACTTCGACGGGCAACGCTACTTCCTTGGGCTCGTTCACATCCGCCAACTTGGCCGCAGCCTTGACCGACGAAACGGGTACTGGCGCGGCAGTCTTCGCAACCAGTCCTACTCTTGTCACACCTGCCCTGGGCACGCCTACTAGCGGCAACCTGAACAGCTGTACGGCAGACGGCACCAACAAGGTGGGTTACCGCAACGTCCCTCCATCAGGGGCCAAGACGTCAAGCTACACGCTGGTGGCGGCGGACGTCGGCAAGTTTGTTGAGCTGGGAACAGGGGGCAGTGTTGTGGTTCCAGCAGCTGTGTTTGCTGCGGGAGATGTCATCAGTATTTTCAACAACACCTCTGCAGCCATTTCCTGCACTTGTTCTGCTGTGACCGATGTCTACAAAGCCGGAACAGACGCTGACATCAGCAGCTTTAGCGTCACTACTCGCGGCGTGGCCACCGTCCTCTTCATTACCGCCACGCGCGCGGTCGTATCAGGGAATCTGGCATGAGCGGGACACTTAATATTCTTATTGCCAGCCTTGGTGGGCCCGCTCCCGTGGGGTTTTTAGCCGCTATCAGCAACTCCAACGGAAGCGACCTGACCAACTCCTCAATCGCCCTGAGAAACGACCAAATAAACTTAGCGCTTCAGTCCCGCTCGGCCCTGGACGAAAGCCAGCTTACAGTGCTAAGGCTTGACCCCGGGCTGTCGGCAATCACCTGGCAAACATCGCTCACAAATCCGCCTGACACTTTTGTTACCTCAAGGATCAGACTCGACTCTACTGGCAGTGCAGTTGTGGTGGGATCAGCCAATGTCTCTCCCAGTTCAACCCGCAATGCCTTTGTCGCAAAATTTAACAGCAGTGGCGCTATTCAATGGCAACGTCGAATAAACAACAACAGTGAGTTTTACGCCGTTGGAATAGATGCATCAGACAACCCTTATTGCGTGGGGGTTGGACGATTTGTTGCGTCAGATCGAGACGATATTTACGTTGTTAAATTTGACTCTTCTGGCGCTGTTACCTATCAGAGAACCATTGGAAGAACCGACACAAGCAGCATCAACGAGAGCGCTTTCGGAGTGGCTTTCTATGATGCAAACTTTGTTCTGGCTGCTCGGTACAAAGGTTTTTCAGTTCAGTTTCAAGCGGAGCTTTTTGTTGGCCTACAGTCTACGGGAGAAACTGTGGGTGCCACAAACAGCCGGGCCGCTAACGGGTCAAGCTGGCTGTTTAATATAGCAACTATTAACGGGGAAACAGCCTCAATTACTTATTTACTGATGTACGCGCCTGATACAGATGAGCAGATACTAAGAAGGGTAGTTTCTGGGTCTTTTGTGTACACACGGTCTTTTTATGCTACGGGCCTCATTCCATCTGACATGTGCATGAGCTCAGATGGCACACATGTCTATGTTTGCGGGACCCTGTCAGGCGCTCTTCAGCTCTCTAAGTTTGTTGCAACCACTGGAGCACTGGCATGGCAGAGAAGCCTTTCAGCCCCTACTGTAACAATCCAAGTACCCAGTATTACAGTGGACTCTCTTGACAATATACATGTCAACTTCACTGAAACAGTAACTGGGGCTCCCAAAAAGAGCATGGTTCTAAAAATGCCCGGAAGCGGGGCAGGTAGCGGTAATTCCGTGGTGATTGAGGGGAAAACCTACACGTACTCTACTACCACGTTTTTTAGCGGTGCCTCCAATGCATTTCTCACTGACTCAAATACCGACCCTAACGTTGCAGCCTCCCAGACCCTGGTAACTACAACCCTTGCCAGTGCTGTTCCTACATTGGCAATAACTGGCGGGAACCTGTAGTCATGAAAGACTGGTGCGTTGCCTTCGTTGCAGCGGCCAGTCTGGTGGCGTTGACAATCTGGACGGTTCGGGCCGTTTTTCTTGTTTTGAGGTGAAGTATGCTGGCAGAAATTGCCGCCGCCAATGCGGCCTTTGCAGTAATAAAAGGTGCTCTGGCAAACGGCAAGGAGCTGCACCAGCTCGG